GAAAAGCAACATAATTAAGTTACAAAAACTTGTTAAAAAACTAACGAATGGAGAAAAAAATAAGCCAATTAACGGCAAAGGGCGCTAACCTAGCTTCTACCGATTTACTCGAAATTTCCGAAGTTACCGCAGATGGTTACGCTAGCAAGTACGTAACGGGAGCGGAAATAATAGCATCTATTCCGACTACCGAAACAAATCCAAGCACGATTGGAACTGCTAACGGAACGGCAATAACGGGAACAACCATACAACTAAGCGCTTCGGTTTTGATTCCCGCGGGAACATTGGTAGCTAATAACACGATTTACATAAAAGCATTTATAAATAAAACAGCAGGTTCGGGGGTCACTACGCCACGATACTACATAAACACGGCTAACACTTTAACGGGCGCGACGTTGCTTGGTTCGGGTAGCGGAATGAATACAACTCAATACTTTCAAAGATTCGAAAGGAACATTTTTTTTGATGGAACGAACTTAAATTCATTTTCTTCGGGAACAAGTTCAGCAACTGATTATTCATTAAGCGCAATAACGTTAACGGCTTTCAATCCATTGGTTGACAACTATTTGATTTTTGCAATAAGCAATGGCACAACATCACCCGACAACGGAAATTTCAAACGCGTAATTGTTCAAAAATATGATTAATTTAACCAAAACTCAAGGCGGTTTTATAATGAATGAAACCGATTATTTATTAGAAGGCGAAGCCGAAGTGTTAGACACTACGCAGGCGCATTTTCCTACCGATAGAGGAACTATTTTGCTAGATACTTCAGTAACGATAGACGAAGAAGAATTTAGCACGATTCAATTATTTATTGATTACCTATACAAATGAATAACAAAGGTATAGCAGGAATGTATTTTATATTAGCTTACGCAGGGTGTTTTATAGCCTGCATAGAATCCGAAATGATTTACGTTCGTGTTTTGGCAGGCGCTTACGCTTGCTTACTTACCTTTCAACTTTTGAGCCAATATGAAAACACTAACGATATTAACAACAACGATTCAAACTAAATGGCTTACCCTATTGGGGGTTATTTGCGCTTTTTTTATGCCCATTACAGGAATGGTTTTGGCGGTTGGGTTCGCTATCTTTTTAGACACGATTACGGGAATTTGGAAAAGCCGTAAGAATGGCGTTCCGATTCGCTCAAGAAGGTTAAGCTCGGTTATTAGTAAAATGTTCCTTTATCAACTTACGATAATTCTTTTTTTCCTTATTGATTGGTTTATTCTTAACGGAATTCTAAAGGCTATTTTTAACCAAGATTTACTCTTAACTAAGGTTCTTTCTTTGGTACTTATTTCTATCGAGGTTGTAAGCATTAACGAAAATTACAAAGCGGTTCGAGGGATAGACCTTTGGGTTAGCCTTAAAAAATTACTAACGCGAGCAAAAGAATTAAAAGAAGATGCAGACGAAATTAGACACTAGTAAAATAATCCAAGTTCCGTTGGATAAAACGCAATACTTCCAAGAAGAAGCGACAAAAAAACAAATCTATTTACACCATACCGCAGGAGGGGGAAACGCAAGGGCGGTTAGTAGGTTTTGGAATTCTAACGAAACACGGATAGCAACGGCTTTTGTTATCGCTAATAACGGAGAAATAGTACAATGCTTTTCAAGTAAGCATTGGGCGTGGCATTTAGGAATAGATGTCGAAGATTTTTCCCGTAATGGTGCGGCTTACCAAAACTTAAATAAGAGTTCGGTAGGGATAGAGGTTTGTAATTTTGGTCCGTTAAAATTCCGCAACGGGAAATTTTACAACTACGTTAACGGAGTAGTTGACCCGAAAAACGTTACTACTTTAGAACAACCCTACAAAGGTTTTTTACATTGGGAAAAATATACGGATGCACAAATAGAAAGCACCCGACAATTACTCGTTTACCTTTGCGATACGTATAATATTCCAAAGGCATACCGAAGCGAGATTTTCAAAATAGATAAAGAAGCATTTAATGGAACTGCGGGAATCTTTACCCACAATTCAGTTCGTAAAGATAAATCGGATATTTACCCTTGCCCTCGAATGATTGAAATGCTAAAAAACTTATGATTCGAATAATAGCGATTTTAAGCGTTTTAACGCTCTTTTCGTGTTCAAGTGAACGCAAAGCACAATACCACTACCGAAAAGCGCTTAAACACGGCTTAAAGGTGGTACAAGATAGCGACACGATACGCATAACTGCGTTGGATTCGTTCCCTGTAATTAAAAACGATACTATTTTTTGGGAAAAATTTATAACCACAAAAGATACTATTGTACAATTTAAGAACGTTTACGTTCCAAAAACACGTTGGCAAACCCGCATCGAATACAAAGAACGCATTAAGACCTTACGAATAGAAGGTAAGACAAAATGGAAGACCGCGAAGGCTGTTCAGGTGGTAAAATATCGCACAAATTGGTGGGTAGTTTTGATTGCTTTTATACTTGGTTTCGTTCTTAGATTTATCTTAAATAGCACTTTTATTTCGCGAGTTCGATTATTCTTCCGATATTTCGGGCAAATTTAACGTTATGAATTTAATTAAACACGGACGAAACGTCCACGAATTGCAACTTGACGGCAAACAAGTTCACGTAGCTATGTTGAGCGACTTACATTGGGACAACCCTAAATGCGAACGCGATTTATTAAAGAGGCATTTAGATTTTTGTAAGTCGAATAATATTCCCGTTATAATTAACGGGGACTTTTTCTGCTTAATGCAGGGGCGCGGAGATAATCGCCGCAATAAATCGGACATTCTACCCGAACACAATAACGCAAGGTACTTAGATTCAATAGTAGAAACTGCGGTTGAATGGTTTTCACCTTACGCCGAAATCATTAAAGTTATAGGATACGGAAACCACGAAACGGGTGTAATTAAATACCAAGAAACGGACTTACTACAAAGGTTTGTTGATTTACTTAACTATAAAAACGGAACTCAAGTTTATACGGGTGGCTACGGAGGTTGGATAATTGTTAGGCAAACCTTCCACTCAAACGTTTCTTTAAGTACGAAAATAAAGTATTTCCACGGTAGCGGAGGCGGTGGCGTAGTTACTAAAGGAGCGTTAAACCTTACCCGCGCTTTGGAAATGTACGAAGATTTCGACGTTTTTTCAATGGGACATATACACGAAAACAGCGCACGTAATGACGTAAGGGAATGCCTAAACCATAACGCCAAATTAGGTTATTCGGTTAAACAAAAGTACATCCATTCGATGTTAACGGGTACGTACAAAGAGGAATACGGAGATGGTTCGCACGGATGGCACGTTGAAAGAGGCGCACCCGTTAAGCCGTTAGGAGGTCGAATCTTAAAAATAGAATGCAAAGAGGTTGAAAATTCGTTAATAAAGAACATAGATAGTTTCAAATTTCCGTTGTAATTTAGCACCCATAGCGTTAAGGGGGGGTAGAAATACCCCTTTTTTTATGTCTTAAAAACGCTTGAAAATCAACGACTTAGAAATTATTTTGTAGAAAAGTGAAAAAAAATGTTAAAAAGTATTGTTAATTGAAAGCAAACAATTATATTTGCGTATGATTATTAACGAAACAATTAAAAAAAACGCTATGGAAACACAAGATTTTAACATTGAAAACATTGATTCTAAGTTAGTTTACGAAGCTATGGAAAAGGTTTTACGTCAAAGAAATGCAGAGTTATTTATTGATACATTATCCGCAAAACTTACCGATAAACAACGTGAGCATTTTATTAAAGTTCTTTGCGATTACGAAAAATTCTTAAATAAACAATAACTTAACAAAACGGGGGGTGCGCATCCGTAACGCACATTTAATTAAACGCTATGGAAACAATTATTAAAGCCTACGAGCAAGAATTACGCGAAACGATGCAGGAAAATATTGACGCATTCGGACATTTAGACACCGACACCCAACGAGCAATCGAACGTTGGTTAGTTATCGAAGAGTTATTAACCCGCTTAAATTTGAACGATGAAAAATAAAATACTAGACGATGTTTTAGCCGCTTTATTTGTGGTTTGCTTACCTTACCTTATGTATAAACTTTTAATTTTGATAATGCTATGAGTTACTATATTGACTTAGAAAAAGACACTTGTAATTTTTACTTTGAAAAAAACGGAACGGACGTTTGGGGTACGTGTTTATTTACCCTATCCCCCGACTTAGACGGGTGGTTTAGCGTACAGGTTGAAAACGTGGTTGCCTACATTGACGCAGGCGAAACCGAAATACCTTACAAACTAACGGACGATGAAACCTACAAGCTATGCGAGGAAATCGAAG